TTTATGTATTAGATCATCAAGGCGTGGTATTGGTTTACGAGAAAACAAATAACCAGTTCGAACATTACGTAAACCAAACGCCTTTGAAAAACTATAGAATGCATATTCTACATTATTGGTTAGCTCGATATATTCATCGCCAATGCTGCCTACATATGCCAGATCGAGAGCTATAGGAATATAGTTAGGAATACTACGCATATTCCCATCAATTGCGCTTGGCACTGACATATATTTAATGGCTTCACGACCATTCAGACGAGGTTGTACCCACTGATAATCGCCATTGTCCATTACGATTGAGCGTTCTTCGTGGGCCATCCACCAATTGAGGCCTTCAGTGATTCCATTCATAGGATAAACAAAGAAATCATCGAGATCTACAACTGGCCGTAACCAATCTACAATATTTGTTCTATATGGTCTTACGCTATGCCAATCAGTAGACACTTCGTTTAGCGTGTGTTCGATTTCTTCGAACATTATAGTGCGTACAGCTCTACTCTGTTCTAAGATGCTCGTGGTCACTAGCGATTCGCCATAAAATTCTTTCGCCCATACCATCGAAATCCCACCTCTTGTGTATAGTTACTACCTGTTCGGCAATATTCAAATCACCTTCTTCCCACCAATGGTGGTACATATATTTTTCATTTAAGATGTGTTTTTGTAAGTGTTCAATAATATCGTAATCGCCATCCACAACCTCAAAGATCTGATAGAATGGAAAGAATAAACCTTTCTGTCCACCAAATTCTTGCACAAGCTTGACAGGATTATCACGCTTTACATGGTCTTTAAAGAGTGGCGTATCACTATATCTACCCGCTTTGTAACCACAATATACATGCATATCCTCGAGTTCTGACTTCATTGACTCAGATAAGTCGTTATATGACATGACATTATTTAGCCATGATGTACGACTACCTTTTGTGCCAGTGACTGCATACAACCAAATCAATTCTTTACGTTTTGGGTTGCTTGGCTGATTCGCATGCCAATCGAGTGCATGTTTATGTGCAAACAAACTAGGTTTGCCTGTTAGTTTATCTCCACCGACACGTAGAATACCTTCACCAGCCCATACATCGCCAGCTCCACCGTGTTTTCTATTCTTGTCGTTGGGATCTTGCTTTTGTACACTACCTACTGCCTCTGCAATACGCAGCATCTCTTTCTCGTCGAGATCTTGGTCATGGAAGTTTAAGACGAGATATTTGTAGATGTCTTTAAATAGATCTTGTATCTCATCTACAGGCATGCCTTTTAATTTGATATCATAGTCGGCAGCCCAACCGTCGCATAATAGTTTCATCATCACCTCATAATTAGTTGGCGGATTCTGTTTCGAGGCTCCGCCGGGCCCAGTAAACTATGCCGCGATGGCGTAATTTACAGGTGCAAAGTTATCGTTTGCATTTACAGTTTGTGACACTCTTCTAACCTTCCACATCTGTCGATCCTAGTTCGCCCCCATCATAAACACACGAATAAGTAATGGTCCGCATCTATAACTTTTATAAGGATTGCCGCTATTGAATCTAAATTCGCCCCATTGAAATGGTGTTCCTTTAAACCAACTTATCCAGTGCCAATCCCAATTCATTACATCCTCATGTGTTTATGGTGGAGGCGGCGGGTACTGCCCCCGCGTCCAGTCTGGTTCCAATTAGCATCATTGCATCAAATGTATTTATATTATACCAAAATTAACTACCATTGTAAACAGCTTTGTGTATAAATACAATTGCAACTGAATCAACTCTAACCGTGAAAGGTTATAAAAATGCGTAAGCTAGCAACAATGATTGCTGGTCTTATTATGGCATCATCATTTGCGATGGCTGATCCCATCGTTACTGAATCGACATCAACCAGCAACGTCACTACAAAAGGTGAGACGGAGACGACCGTTAAGTCGCCCCCACCCAGCGCTATCTCCCCTTCTATCAATAACTCCAACTCAGACGTTTGTACTATTGCTTTTAGCGGAGCTGTACAAACACAAGTCCTAGGTATTTCTGGTGGCGGACACGTCCGTGACATGAATTGTGAACGTCTAAAACTTTCTAAAACCCTTTACGATATGGGTATGAAAGTGGCGGCCGTTTCCAATTTATGCCAAGACAAACGCGTGTTCGATGCAATGGAAATGGCTGGCACTCCATGCCCGTTTATGGGTAAAATTGGAGACGAGGCTCGTGCACTTTGGGAAACATATCCCGAGTTGAGACCAGAGGATTTGAAAGATAAGGAGAGAAGGAATGATCAGCTTAAAGGCGCTGCTGCCGGTGCTGCTGGTATTAGTCTGCTTTGGCTCCTCTTACTCTAACGCACAAACGGCACCAGACGGAACCGAATATATCCAAGATTCCGTAGATTATAGTTTTGGTTCGCAGAATTGGGATCCACCTGATTCTGTAACCGAGCTAACTATTGCTGACGATCAGAGAGCCAGCGTACCACTCGACTTTGCCTTTCCCTTAGGTCAAAGACTATACACACACTCGTGGATGCATTCTAACGGAGTGGTCACATTCATGTCCACTTTCAATTGGATGTGTTGTAATGGTCTTGACTTAGAGAATTACAATTACAATGGTACTGCCGAACCTTATTTTAACCATATGATTGCTCCGCTATGGACCGATACAATCAATACTAACGTCGATATTGATGGCGATGGTATTGATGATTCAGGTCATTATATCGAATCATATGAATATGAAGACGGAACAGAATCTCAACGATATTTCTGGCGTAATGTCGCAGAGTATTATAACAATAATGCTCTTAACTCATTTGCGCTTGAGATATACGATGATGGTCAAGTCGATATCTGGCACTTCGATATTGACATCCGAAATCATGACATCTTTGTTGGTGCAGTACAAGATTTCCAAAATGACGATGATCCAGTGAAAGGAATCTTGTTTCACGACCGTACAACTGGAGACTACTCGTTCACGGCTACTAATGCTGATGACGCCCTTATTTGGTCAGGTAAACCGTTCGCGATATATCCATCGGAATGCGTGACTAATTCCCTATATAGCGCATCTTGTCCGGGATACGCTGAAGCTTTGTTTCAGCAACAGTGCGACGCAGATCCGCTATATGATTCCAGTTGCCCTGGCTACGCCACTGCGTATTACAACCAGCAGTGTTCTGCTAATCCGTTATACGATCCCGGGTGCCCAGGTTACCAACAAGCCTATTACAACCAACAATGTACAGCAGATCCATTATACGATGTTGGTTGTCCAGGTTATGAGACTGCATACTATAATCAACAATGTTCTTTAGATCCATTGTATAAGCCTACATGTCCAGGTTACGAAGAAGCCTATATCGAGCAACAGTGTACATATGATCCATTGTATTCGATATCTTGTACGGGATATGCTACAGCTTATGCAGAATTACAAGCTAAAGAACTCGAAGAAGAAGCAAAGAAAGACGAAGATGACGTTGATATTCTTGATGATACTGTTGTTAACGATTTGGTATTTGACGACGATATCAAAATAGACGATCTTATTGAAATCAAACCCGAAGATTTGCTTCCATCTGTACCCGAAATAGTGGTTGTAGAGGTCGAGGAAGTTGCACCCGAACCAACACTCGAAGAAACTATTGAGGCAGAAATTGCACCACCTCCTCCAGAACCTGAGGAAGAGGAAATAGTTTTTGACTTCTCGTTTAACGAAGAAGAAGAGGAAGAAAAAGAAGAAGAACCAGTTGTTGAGGAGGAAGTCAAAGATGAAGACGAAACGACTGAGTCCAGTGATAATGTGGACGAGCAAGTGGATAACGAAGGGGACGAAAAGAGTGATGAACCAGAGGAATCAGACACTCGAGAAGCCGAACCTGATTCTGACGGGCGAGATAAACCCGAACAGTCGCCTAGCCAAAAGAGAGAAAAAGTAAAGAAACTTTTGGCTAAGAAGGCTGCAGAATTGGCATCAGATCTTGCATCGGCCCAAACACTGGAAGAACAGCAACGAATCCAAAATGAAATATTTGCGATTCAGAATTTTAACTACGAGTTTAAGGGATATTCCGTAGGACTAGGATATGATAACTATATCATTCCAGATGCACAAAGTCCTGCCTCAGGCAATCAACGAGGCCTGAGGAATGGACTTGCTCAAGAGCTCTTACACAGACAAATGGTGGATATGCAATGGCAAAGGTAACACATGTGTTATTATTGTTTTTGTTATTAGGAGGCACTGCCTTAGCGAATGAAAGTAATGAAAGAATGAAAGAATGTCTAAACTTATATGGATACACACTCGATCAGTTTGACACTTTTAATTTTTCAGCAGCTGCAGCTTGTCATCAAGGTCATAGGACAATTGAGTTGTTAGCTGAACGAGAACGAATTAAAGAGTTCTTAGCAGAAAAACCTCACTTTCGTGGAACAAATTGGAAGTGGGAAGAAAAAGCCGAATACACCTGTAGGCATATAAATACCTTACAGGGATCAGCAGTAGTATGTCAAAAACCATACTATATCAATTAGGAGGAAATAATGGCTGAGGTAGAATATGCTGGCGTAAAAGTTAGTGGCGGAAAATTACTCATTATCCTCCCATTAATTGGCTCCTTAGGTGGCGCATTATGGGGTGGATTCGAGGTCTATAAAGACTATATGGATATGAAAGAACAAATCCAAAACTACACCGCACCAGATTTAAGTGGAATGCATGAAGAGATTGCAGTCCTTAACCAAAAAGTTAATTCACTGAGAGACATTAGTCAAGGCCATGTAGAAATTATTGGCGTATATGGTGATAAGCTCGAGTTTATGCAAAATGGCATTGAAGCCAACGAAGCTGCAAACCGAGACATGAAATCAGATATGCGCGATGATATTGCACATGTAGAAAAGATTGTTGATAGTGTAGAGAACGATATTCAGGATATTACGACAGACGTAAGAGCCATGATCGATAATGCAGAGGAACGTTTTGAAAATAAGCGAGACGCCCTGCAAAATGATTATAACCAAGCAGCTCAAGACTTAAGAACTGATTATGATAATCGTGCAGAGCGTCTCAATAGCAATATCTCACGCGAGTTGCAAGCTTTAGAACGTAATCTGCAGACAAAACTGCAACGTGCTCTGGACAATCCACTCGCTAATTAAGGCATTAAGAACGTGCAACTGAATCAAAATGCGCGTGCTGAGTTATTACTATTCCTTTCAGTCTTGACTGTCTAGCGGATATTCAAACTTATCCTTATGCTGACGCTCATGCATAGCAAGAGCAATGATACCATAGTGGATGACTTTCTTAAGGTCATCCCTATTAAATCCTTCTTTCTTGCCATAACGCTGACAATACTTAATTACATTACCAAGTGCAAAGCCCATTCCATGGCCCATGTCTTCGATAATCTCTGTCGACTGATATTTATCTTGAGCATAATGTGCGTCATATGTCTTATCAATATAAGACTGCATTTCTTCAAGTAGAGCTTTCTCATTGAAGGCATAGTCAATATCATCTTTGATTTGAAAGGTGATATTATAATCCTCAGGATTATTTAATGCTGTTTCCATATAATCGTCATGGAGTTCGAGTTTAAACTCGTTATTTGTTGAGATATTCATTATATTCCTCCAAATCTTTTTGAATGACATCATACGCCTCAACCGCAGCACGTGCCGCAGGAGACATCGCTTTAAATTTTGCAAACGCAAGAGCACAAAACTCGTTACGTGCAATGTTATAGTTTTCACAAGCAAACTCCTGTCCACTAAGGACTTCAACTTCAAGACGGCTCATCTTATTCCTCCATCATCGCAAGCTTTGGAAGAGCCCAAAGCATCATAGCCAAACCAGGTACAGCAAAAGCAGGAATGTACCAAAGTGGTGCAGACTCAGCTGCACTACAACCAACAATCACAAGTCCAAGACCAATAATAAACCTAATCATTATGCTGCCTCCTTACCAACTTCAGGAAGATCTGAGAAACCAAACTTAGCAACTACTTTCCATTCGCCAGTTTCCATGTTCAAAATGATATCACCTACTGAGATAGAGTGCATACGAGTATCGGGAATACGACGAATACTTTCTTCAGGACCAATGTTGCCAATCTGAAACACTTCGTCAAGATTGTTAGCATCGATCTCGCATACTGGACGATACATGAACAAATCGTTACCGTCAATTTTACCATGGAAAGTGATATCAAAATGCTTCTTCATAAGAGCATCTGATTTGAAGTTGCCATTAACTACGAAGTTGTCAATGTCAGCTTGATATACCATATAAGTTGTCATCAGTTTTCTCCTCAACTCTGATTATAGGTATATTATACCCCAAGAATCCAGGATTGTACATGCTTTTTTTCACTTTTTTTTAATTTTTTTCGACAAAATCATCAACCATCGGAAAGATTTGAGAGATTGCCTTAGCACACATCAATGCGATACCTTGATGCTCTCTCTGTGTACCATTACCAGATCTTAGTTCAATAAAGTGAATCCAAGAACGGAGTGTACCGTTAACATAGAGACGAGACATAGTACAACCTTCTGGTAATACTGCTCTCGCTTGTTCTTTCGCAATACCATGCGAGATAGCCCATTCATATACTTCTCTCGACTTCTCAATTACTTCTTGCTGCCTCATATCCCATGCATCTTGTACCCATGTAGGTGCTGCATCAACAGAGTTTTGTCGATTCTTTGGATCTTGCAGTCGTGCACCACGTCTGACAAATGTAAGATCATCTACTGGATTTGCATAGCGTTGACTAAACTCTTGAAACGAGAAAGAACGATGGCGTAGAATTTGCCGTGCAATATCTCGAGTCGTTTCAATTTCTAGGCAAGCAGACACCATTTCGAAAGGCGACCAATGTTTGTGTTTTGCAAGATAGTGTAGCAATTTGGCCGACGTTTCGGAGTTGTGTTGGTTCGAGGGATTCGAGACACGGGCGCAATAAGCGATGAGTTCTTGAATGTCATTATCCTTACCGACATGTAGGCTTTCTCCTGTTTGTGAATATGAAATAAGTCTTACGCTCATAGTTTAAAGTCTCCAAACTTTTCGGCAGATAGTCTATCGCCAGATGGTGAGTTATCGAAAACTGGTGTATCATCTACCAGTGTTTGTTCAGTTTCTTCTACATCGAATAGCCGCATCTTTGCACGATCAATGCCAACAACGAAACGCTTATGCATTGTAGGATCGTTATATCTATTCTTCAATTGTTTGACCATAATCTGACCGTCTTTTTCAAGTTCTTCGGTCGAGATAAGAGCAAACATTAGATCTGCTGTAGCGGGTAATCCAAAAGACTCGGACGTATCTTCAAGCCCAACATCCGTGTTACCAAAACCACTACGAGTCGTTTGCGTTGCAGAGAAGACCGGTAGGTCGAACTCGACTGCAAGACCACGTAACTCTTCAGCAATTGCCTTAACGTAAGTGTATGAATTGATTGCACCGCCCATACCTTTCATTCTTGATGATGCGCAGATATTAAGATAATCTACAAAGATTACATCTGGCGTAAATTGTTTCTTTAGCTTAAGCTCATTGAGTAGTGCTCTAAAATGACCAGCATGTGCAGCACCAGTAGGATATTCTTTTACAATCAATCGACCAGTCGTCTTACGCGCAAGATCTGCCACCTTTGTAGTAAACATATCTTTCGACATATTCTCGAGCTGATCAATTGGTATGTTTAGAAGATTCGCGTCAATGCGTTCTGCAATACGCTCTTCGGCCATTTCCATAGTGATGTATAATACGTTGTGCCCTTCTGTCAAAGCAGATGCAGCAACATGGCACATATAAAGAGACTTACCAACACCTGTACCAGCGAGAGCAATATTAAGAGTTTTGTTCGGGACTCCACCTTTTGTAATTTTGTTAAAGTACTCGAGGTCAAAAGGGATTCTAGATTCTTCGTGATTATAGAAGTCCCATCGTTGTTCTGCGTTTTCGACATAATCGTGTCCTACATTAGTATCGAACGCCACTCCCAGAGCCTTGGTGAGGAGATCTGGAAGGGCGTTCTTGGTTAACGAGTCATGTTTGCCGTCAATAATCGTAATCGATTCCATGACTGCGTTGTAGATAGCACGATCTTGACACCACTTCTCAGTGTTTTCAAATAGCCAATCATCGTCTACCTTGTCACCTTCGAATAAGTTACGTGCGATCTCTACGGCCGCAGTAAATGTATCTCCAGTGAGATGAGAATTTTCGTTAAGTTCTACAAGGAATGTTTCTTTAGTAGGCAGTTTATTGTATTTGGCAACAAACTTACCAGCTTCTTTGAAGAGGGCGCGATAAGGTCCTTCGAAATAATCAGGTTTGATAAACGGAAGAACCTTACGCATATACTCTTCATCAGTAAGAAGACTACGTAGAATGGTTTGTTCAATTTTCAAGTTCAATGGTATTTCTCTCTATTGCTTCGAACTCGCCAGCCTGATCGATAGCACTACGAATAACTTCATTTAAGATACGACCTACATATTCTTGTAGTTCTTCGTTATCTGTAGTAACCCAATCAGGATCTGGTGTTTCAATGACTTCAAAGTTAAATGACATATGGTCCTCGACCTCGTTAAAGGCCAAGGCACCAATCGCTACAATCGTTTCATTAAACTGACCGTCAAGAATACGAATACCCCATGTATCATCGAGATCATCATGCACGATCAGTTCGAAATGTTTATTCTCCTGTAACGTCATTTTCAATATCCTCGAGGGTTGCCTTACCACCAATTTGGTATGCTTCTCGTAGATACTGTTCGAAGTCAGTATCAGCAAAGATAGGTGACCAGAACTCTTCTTCTAGAGTTTGTTTTTCTCGTACTTTTGGTTCAAGTAATTCGCCAGTTTCCTGGTCAACGCGGCAATACCAACCTGCAGATGGCTTAGCGACATATTTACCTTGCATAGCAATGTCAAGAAGCCCAGACCAAGTTTGTACTCCACCTTCCCAAGATACGCTGATAGGAATCTTTGATTTCTCTTTAACGTATCGAGACTTTTCGACATTAATAACGAAGTCATATCCTGTTACCTCTGTACCCGTCTTGTTTTGGCGACGGCCTAAAATCCAAATGTTATCGGCTGAGTAGTATATACCCGTGCCACCAGACACAACATCTTTAGGGAACAGACCGATTTCTTTGTACGTATGGTTGACTGCAATTAGTGGAATATTCTTCATTGCCAAATACGGCGTAGACATTCTAAACAGACCTTTAAGAGCCTTTGCACGTGACATATCAGCCACCGATTTCTCGTTGATTGCATCTTCCAATTCTTTCTTCGAAGCCAAGTTACCAACAGAATCGATAACGATAATGACTTTATCATCACGCTCAAGACCTTCAAGCTGTGAGATCATATCAAACTTGAGTTCTTCTACGTTAGTAATAGGTGTATGCAATACACGATTTGTATCAATATCAAATTGATCGAAATATGATTGAGGTGAACCAAACTCTGAATCGTAAAAGATCAGTACAGCATCTTCATATTTCTTGAGGTATGCTGATGCCATAATCAAAGCAAACGATGTTTTGAAATGCTTTGATGGACCAGCAAGAACTGTGAGGCCTGGTGTCAGACCACCTTTAGGATCACCAGAGAGTGCAACATTCATCATTGGCACATCTGTAGCAATCATATCTTTTTCATTAAAAAACTTTGACTCAGCAAGAATCTCTGTCTGCTTGACTTTACTATTCTTTTTGAGTTTATCCATAATTGACGGCATGATAATCTCCTTTAATCATGTAGTATTATACCACATTGGCTAAGGGTTGTAAACTAGTCAAACGTAACATTCTGTTCTTTTTCACGATCATCCAGCTCGTATTCAGAACGATACTTATTATTGACTCTAATAATTTCTTCGAGTACTGTAAACTCGGGTGCAAATTTGAGGAATGCATTTGTATCTTTCGGAAAACATGCACCACCAAATCCACGTTTCCTGTCAGGCCCAGGTACCTGTGTATGACTGGCAGCAATGCGAGCATCTGTGCCGATTGCGTTGACGATTGTATTATATTTACAATCGTGTTTGTCTACGATTTCTCTAAACTGATTGAACCATAGAACCTTTGATGCGAGGAATGAATTAACACCATACTTTACAAACGATGCTTCCATAGCCGACATGATATAATGTGGCGCAGGCTTACACGCTGAATAGTGTTGATATAGTTTATGAGTTTGCTCACAATACTTTCTTTCACCACCAAATACATGCATAGGTGGATTAACAAAGTCATCGAGTGCATTCTTTTCTGTTAGAAACTCTGGATTGTACACAACACCATGAGTCATCTCATAGATTTCTTGAATAACATCTGGCGTTACTGTAGATTTAATTACAATAAGACAATTAAAATATCTTAGTTCTTCTACTACTTCTTTTACGATTGACGCATCAATCTCACCAAATTTACCATACGGTGTAGGTACACATACAAAGGCTGCATCAATTCGTTGTTTGCCTTTTATGTTATTTACTGTAGTTCCATATTTAGGATCTACAATTGTAAGATTAACACCGCTAGTATCAAATCCATATTCAACCGCTTTACCTACATAACCATGACCAATGATAGCAATGTTCATTAATTTACTCCGTAATATTCCTTATACCATGTTGCAAACTTTTCTACACCATCCTCGATAGAAGTTGTTGGTTCATAACCAAGTTTGCGCAATTTAGTGGTGTCTGACCACGTAGCATATGTATCCGCGGGATGTTTCTCTACAAATGACTTCTCAGCTGTACGACCAAGTTGTTTCTCGATATTCTCTACGAAATCCATTAGCCTGACTTGTGCACCATATCCGATATTGTAAATCTCGTTAACCTCGTCTTCTTCGTCAATATGGTTGACAACGATGTTAATCCCTTGCACGATATCATCGATATATGTAAAGTCTCGAATCATATCACCATAATTAAACAAAGTAATTGGTTCACCTGCTACAATCTTGTCTGCAAAGTCAAAGAGTGCCATATCTGGTCGACCCCATGGTCCGTACACTGTAAAGAAGCGAAGACCAATAGTCGACTTAATCTTAGACGACATAAACATGGCTTCATTACATGCTTTCGTATAACCATACGGATTGAGCTGATGACCTAGCTTCTGCTCTTCATTCCATGGTAATTCATTGCCTGCACATACACAAGACGTAGATGCGTAAACAATCTTATCGATGCCTAATTCATTACAGACACTAATAAGATTGTGAGAACCCATGATATTGTTTTCGATATAAGAATCAGGGTTATCTAGCGAATGCCTTACACCTGCATATGCAGCAAGATGCACTACAATGTCAGGTTTATTATTATACATCCAATGGTAAAGTGAATGTTTAAGTGTAAGATCTCCAATACCTACTTCTATGCCCATAGCCGACAAAGAATCAGCTCGAGCTTGCTTCAACTCTGGGTCATAGTAGTTATTAAAGTTATCAAAGCCAACAACTTCATGGCCTTTACGCCAAAGTTTTTGCGCTAGATGGTAGCCGATAAATCCAGCCATACCCGTAATAGCGATTTTCATGGGGTCTCCTTAGAAAAATTCATCAAGTGTAGAAACTGTTTCGACCTTATCTTCGGTCCAGTCTGTACCTGTCCAATGTGGATAAGATGCTCGTGACAAGTGAATAGATTGCGGCTTTTCCATATACGCAAAGTCTAGTTCGCCTTTTGTATTTGTAAGTCCTTGAGTCCATGAGAATACGTCGCAATCGAGTGCATCGATAAACGCTCTACGTACATCTGTACGTTCTTGCCATGACCCGTAGAATGGAGTGCCTTTGTACCAGCCAGTCTTTGGTACTTTACGAGATTCATCTTCAATTGGTAGGGGTTCCCACACTTTTACATTTGCATTATACTTATTACTTATACGAGTAATTTCGTCCATATAACGCTTTGCTAATTTTTTTGCTTCTGCGATCGGATCGTCAAACCGACATAGATGATGACGTATATCAATATTACCAAAATATGTTTCGATTCTATCATACTCACCACCTTCTGGAATAAACGTTTCGAAGCCACGATTGATTGAACCATGCAAAGTCGAGAAAGGTACTGACACATTTTCCCAACCAGGACGATACATGCTAATAGCATGACTATCACCAAATGCAATGTTACGATATCGTTTGATAGTATTAGGATCTACGACTTCTGCTGTTGTCATAGATTGCAAGTTTGCAAAGTTAACATCCCATGTCATATTTGCCTTTGTAAGGCGATCTTGAAACATGGCTGCATAATCAGGAAATTCAATCAAAATAGATTTGACTGTACCTTTATATGATGCAAGTGCTTTGACGAATTCTGTATTTGGATATGCTTGAATGCCACCGAAAAGGTTAAGGTTGCCACTCCAATCAGAACCATGATATACGTACACCTCATCGAAAGGCGTATAGTCATACACTTTATTATTGACAAGATTGATTGTCACATCATAACCAGCTTCACGTAGCTGATCAGCATAGATGATTGCTTGTGCAGCCTTATGCGAGTGTATTTTGTTCGAGATTGGCCCGAGGCCTGTCAGTAGTACCTTCATCTTTTTTCCACTTTCTATATGAATCGACTCTATCGTATATAGTCTCATCTTTAAGTACAGGTTCTGTACCTACATTCCAAAATAAGATGTTTCTCCCAGTATTTTTGGGAATATACCGCCATGCCTTACCATCGTATGTGTCAATGGTCGGGAATGGTGGCAAACCTTCTTTAATAGCCGTGGTAAATGGCTCTGGAGCAGAGATAATATTACCATGACCAACTTCACCTTCTTTCATGTTTCTTGCAACTGCAACAGCATGAAAAGTAGCATTCGGCCATGCGATCTGTAGTGCCCGATGTAAAACACCTGTCGACACTACAGTCCACACTTCTTCTGGTTCAGGTATCTGTGATGCTACCTTTACCATTCCAGCCGTAACCTTTTCGTGTTTAAGCCCGAGCGGAATAAAATACGCATCGTCTTGTTCGTCTGCCCATTTCTTTGCTATCGCATTAAGATTAGGCATAGCAGCAATACGATGGAAATCATATTCAGCACCACGTTCAATACAACAAGCTTGGTGGTGGCTGATGCGCTTGGAAGATGGCATAAAAAGTCGAACGCGCTTTCCGTGTCTCCTTGCCACGTCCAAGAGCGATACGCCTGCAAGACCTGTCCGAGGTTGGACATAAACGAGGGTAGATTGATTAAGACCAGAAATAAGACAATCACCGCCTCGTACCTTAGTACCAGTAATGAGATCGTCTCGTACAACTCTGACGCCATCATGTTCCTCCACGACTGGCGCAGGATTTGGGTCTTCCCAATCTTTTGCCAGATTTAAGTAATATTCTTTCGCTTCATGACGATTGCTAACACCCTCAAATAAGAGAGTATCAACGTCTTTGTTCGAATAGTCAATTACATGGTTATTATGCATGTGTTTATTATACCAATAATTACTACGAATGTAAACTCTTTTTAAGAGAAAAAGATTTTGGATATATCCATTCGTATGGGATTTTCTTAGTGGTTGATTTGACACCATGACTGATGAACAAATGTTTACACCACATGCATGCCTTGTCTTCGATATTGATGTTGTATTGCCGCTTCATCGGGTTGTCTTTATGGTTGGCCAATACGCCAAACTGTCTGACTAACTCGACTGCTTCTTTACTGACAGGATTATATGCACCTGTACTTTCATCTAATTCGAATTTAGTTTTACCAAAAAGGTTTTTACCACCAAAGATTTGCCATAGACCATAAAATGATAATGTACCTGGTGTGACCCATGATTCAGGATCTACTAGATCTGGACGAGCCATAGCAATATGACGAGAGAGATTTTTATATGGATACATTACATTACGGAAACCATATTTCTCTTTCGTATGCTTCTCTAGCTTTGACGCCAGTTCCATCATATTCAATTTTCTATTCGATTGTAAAAGTGGATAACAATCTTCGGCAATCTGTTGCGGTACGGTACATAGCCAATCTTTGACTACTGTACCTTTTGGATAGTAGATTTGAAAAAGATCTGAACGAGCATGACGTTCTGTTTCAAAACGCTTTTGCATGGCATCTACGCCATGATCCCGAAGTGTTCTGAATGTTAGCCAATGTTCGTTACTAAACGACCATACGATAGTATGGTGTAGAAGTGTCTTCAGATCTTTCTCTTCTCGCATCTCATCAACATAAGGCATCTCATCCCAATGTAAACGATGTGAGAACTGCTGAGGGTTTGCCTTTAGCAGTGGTTCTTCTCGTACATCATACGCACGACAAAACTCGAAGAACTTTTGAATCCGCTCTTCGAGTGACCAAGGTTCGAGAAGATGATTACTCACCTTCCCACCCTTGAGAATAGGCTCTGCTGTATTTTTGTATATGATTTGATTTTCGTCAGCAGGAATAAATTCGTCTAGTGTAGAGTTATGCATCTTTGTTTGTATTCCTCTACGCTGATGC